AAGCCTAGTAATTTATCCGTTACCCGGCGGCCAAGTAATAACTGAGTTTTATGATGGTATCAAGGACCAACAACTGAATTATGAAATCGCAATGAAGTCAAAAGATGGTGACAAGATAGAGCAAGCATTGTGGTTGATCTCAGATTATTTAGAACAACTAGAAGAAATAACTAGCTCAAATAATTCATTTGAATTCAATAATCTTACAATATCGAGCAAGCCGTTCATCAATGATGCTGATGAACAAGGCTGGTTCGTTTTTTTGTTAAATCTTCAAGTAAAACTAACAACCTTCAAGGGGGAAAAATAATGCTATTAAAAATGAATATACAATTATTTGCTCGTAACAAGAATGCGAAACGGGAACATTACTTAGCTGAATACACACCAGGTCAAGAAACCGCGCCAACAGCAGAAAGTGAAGAATGGTTACGGTTAGCAAAATATATTAGTTCGATTGGTGATGATACCGATGAACAAACAGACGATACAGGGTTTTACGATGGCGATGGAACGCCAGAAACGACGGTAACGGCGGTCGCAGGTGCTTATAGTCCTGAAGGTTCCTACGATCCTGAGGATGCAGCACAAGCCTTGGTAGAGTCAAAGAAATACAAAATTGGTGAAGGACGAAAAGTGTGGCATAAAGTCATAATGACAAATGGAGATACTTATGTTGGGCGAGCAACGTTAACTGATATTGTCGCTGGTGCTGGAGATGCAACAGCATATGAAGATTTTAGCTGCACAATTACTTTTGATCGAATTCCAGAGAAAACACCAAAAAAATAGCGCCCGATGCCCCATCTATTGAAGTAACAGCCGGTGACGGAAAGGTGAGCTATAAACTTACTGATCCGTCCGGCGCATCGGATATTACTGGCTACAAGATTCTATATAGAACTGGATCGGCTATATTCACTGAAAAAGAAGTTACAACCAAAACGGGTGATATTAGTGGATTAACAAACGGATCGGAGTATGAATTTAAGGCACAAACTAAAAATGAAATTGGCTATGGAAAAGAAAGTGCCATTGTGAAAATAACTCCAACACCAGCTTAGGAGGACGAGAATGAAAGCATTAAATATAAATGTAGAAAGAACAGGGTTCCCTGTCACATTATCAGGATTAAATTTCTTTTTTGATTGTTCTGCGGAGCATATTGAAGAATATAAGGTTAAATATGCAGAAGTCGAAAAGAAACTAAATGAATTGAAAGATGATGACGATATCGAATCGAAGAAAGAAGCGCTTGGATTAGGCTATGATGTAATGCTTGGCGACGGAGCATTTTCGAAGCTATACAAAGAGGTGCCGGATCTTATTGCTTGGATTAATGCATTCTTTGATTTAGCTAGCGGGATTGCACAGAATATAGATGAGTTCAAACAAGAGCAAGAAAGCAAATCAAATAATGTTCAAAAAGAATATTTGAAGAAAAAAGCTATTAAGAAGGGGTGACAAGTATGCGGTTAAATGATCCGCTTGTTACCTCTTTTTCTTTTTGTGAAAAAACCTATCCAATTGATTTAGCTTTTGACAATGTGCTAGACGTGTTTGATGTTCTAGCAGACAAAGAGCTGTTTAGTAAGCAAAAGATTGACTTGGTTATTGAATTATTAGTAGGAGAAACGGATTTAAGTTTATCCGAAAAATTGGACATGTGGGAGTTAATTCGATCCAAGTTCATTTTATTCGAAGGAAATAATCAACCTGAAATTGATGAACTTGGAAACGAATTACCAACAAAGCCGACTAAAAAGAGCTTAGATATCGTTTATGACGCGAAGTACATTTATGCGTCGTTCAGGCAAATAGGGATAAATCTATTCGCAGAGCAAGGAAAACTTTCTTGGCAAGAGTTCCAGGCACTTCTTGAGAGTTTACCAGACGATTCTATTATGCAACGCATCATCCAGATTCGAAATTGGGAACCTCAAAAAGGAATGGATGCAAAAGAAAAGCGGAGAATGCGTGAATTACAGCGTAAGTACGCTCTTCCAAATATGTTAAGGGAGGAGGATGACGATGAGTGATGGAACGGTATCAATATCTGTCAATGTAGACGGTAAAGATGTAACTGGATTGAATAAAAACTTGGATCAATTAGAGGGGAAATCTACAAAAGCCAATAAGAGCATTAGAGATATGGCCGTTGCTGTCGGTGCTGTAAAGCTTGCCAGTGCGGCTTTTAATGTGCTCAAAAACTCAGTTGGCGATGCAGTTTCACGCTTTGACACAATGCAGAAGTTCCCTAAGGTCATGAAGGCGCTCGGTTTTAGCGCTGAGGACTCAGATAAATCTATTAAGAAACTTTCTGATGGGATTGATGGATTACCAACAAAGTTAGATGACGTAGTAGCTAACACACAACAAATGACGGCTATTACTGGCGACCTTGATAAATCCACGGATACTGTTTTAGCTCTGAATAACGCCTTTCTTGCTTCTGGAGCTTCTACAGATGATGCAAATCGAGGGATGCAACAATTTAATCAAATGCTTTCAACAGGAACAGTCGATTTAGAATCATGGAAAACATTACAAGAAACAATGCCTCTTGCGTTGCAAAAGACTGCAGAAGCAATGGGGTATACAGGAAAATCAGCACAGAGAGACTTATATGCTGCTTTAAAAGAAGGCACGGTAACCTTTGATGACTTTCAAAATAAACTAATTGAGTTAGGTACTGGCACTGGTGATTTAGCGAAATTAGCGAAAGAGAATAGTTTAGGAATAGCTACCTCATTCGGAAATTTAAGAAATGCTGTATCAAAAAACTTGGCGAATATATTGACTAAGTTTGACGAATTAGTCCAAAAGCTAAGCGGTAAAACAATAGCTCAGCACATAGATAGTTTAAAAGGTGGGATTAACTCTGCCGGTGCATCGATAGTCAAGTCGATGGATAAGATAATTCCGTTGATTCAAAAAGGAACTGCTTTTGTGAAAGAGCATTCTACTGCTTTTAAAATCCTTGGTGGGATTATTGTTTCTGTAGCGTCAGGTTTTCTTGCATTTAACGCAACAATAGGAATTTTAAATAGTGTTTCCAATGCAATAAAAGGTGTTAAATCAGCATTTACTTTGATGAAGGCTGCAATGATGGCTAACCCATTCGCTCTAGTGATAGCAGGAATTGCGGCATTAACTGCAGGTTTTATTTACTTCTACAAAACAAATGAAGGATTCAGGAATAAGGTAAACGAAATAGGCCAGTCTCTATCTGCGTTAATGGCTCCTATGGATAAAGTATTAGCTGGATTAAAGTTACTATGGCAAGGATTTAAAGCTATTTTTACTTCCGACTGGAGCGTTAGTGTAGCAAATTTAAAAAACGAATTTACAAAACTATTTCCGGAATCATTATGGAACGGTATGACACGTTTAGCGAATGGTCTAAGAAATGTTGTCGAAGGAATCAAATTATTAGCAAAAGCCTTTAAAGCAATTGCATTTAATGATTGGAGTGTAAGCGTCGCAGAACTACATGATCGATTTAGCGAGATGCTGCCAGAATCTATTTGGAATGGCATGACAAAATTAGCAAACGGCGTAAAAACACTGATTGGAAACTTTAAATCAGGATCAAGCTCTGTTGACATTTTTGGAATTGGACTTAAGGTTATTAAATCTGTTTTTCTTGCGTTGCTGGGTCCGGTAGGCTTAGTAATTAAAGCATTCGAATTGTTTGCCAAAGTAATTGGTGGCGGAGATATTTCCAAAGGAATGGATACTATTTTTAGTTCAATTCAGGAACTAGCTGAAGGGATAGCTACATATGGCCCGCAATTAGGAACTTCTTTCGGAACTGCGTTACAAGGGATATTAGGAGCTATTGCAGCAGCTTTGCCGGGAATTATTTCAGGCGGCCTTCAGGTCATAGCAGGCTTTGTTCTTGGGATTGCACAGGGACTACCCATGCTTGCATTGGCAGCTGTTCAATTGATCAATTCTTTTACTCAATCAATGTTAATACTAATTCCAACAATTATAGAATCATCTACTAAAATCATCGTTGCATGGATAAGCGGATTAACCACTGCTTTACCACAAATAATAGAAGCTGGTATCAGTCTAATTAATGCACTTTTACAAGGCATTACTCAGCAATTACCTACTCTTATAGCTAATGGGGCAAATTTAATCGTTACATGGTTACAAGCGCTAACGCAAAGATTACCAGATATCATTGTCGCTGGGATGAGCTTGCTTATTGCTTTGCTTCAAGGTGTTGCTTCTAAAATTGGAGATTTAACAAATGCTGCAATTTCTGTTGTCGTGAATTTTGCGAAAGCAATAGCTTCACGAATGGGGGATATCGTGAATGTAG